GTTGGATTAATAGCCAATGTCGTGTCCGTGGTTTCACGCAAATAATTGGCTTGTGCAAATCTGGTTGAGGAGTAGAAAGGAGACTCTACATCAAGTGACGGATTGTAACCTAAATCAGTTATCATTTGGCCTGTAGAACCAGTGCTAACTGCAGCTATAAAAGTGTCTCTACCTGGTAAAGCAGAGGAATTAGCTGTAGGAACAACCGACTTGGTGGTATCTGAAGCTTGACGACTCAGAATAGCCATCCCAGTACTTCCGGGAGCAACTGTAGTAGAGAGACCGTCGACAGGAGCGGAATTGTTAAGATAGATCTTATGTCTCATACCACCTCGCTTCATTAAGAAGCAAGGAGAGAGATAGCTTTCATAACATAACCGATATCGACCGGACACCGTACGAGTTCTCTGAGGAGGAAAATGAGGGTAAAAAGCTTGAACATAATACTGTGAATTCAAACCAGCTCCAGAAGCAAAAACGTTGTACTGAGACATTGTAGGTCGCTTTAATAGAGATCTGAGAGAAACAATTCTCTCACCAAAGCAGGTTAAATTCATTGTTTTAGTATCCTCAGCTTTATTAAGAACTACTGTTTCAAATTCAGTAAGACCAGTCGCTGTTGAAGCAGAAAAGGAGGTAGGATCAAAATAATCTCCCTCCCAACCGCTGACTGGTTGACCAAAAGTCATCTCACTGTCACATCGACACCAAAGATTGACATCAACAGAAGCATTCGCTTTACTCACTGGATTAGAAAAAACTTTACCAGGAGCAGTAAGCTCATTGAGAACTGACACAGTAATAAAACCTAAATCATTATTCTCATTATAAACTGATTCAAGACTCATAGAGGTAGAGGCAATACCAGCCGGCTCAAAAGTCTGATAAATAATATCACGAGTTTGAAGAAAAGGACGTTGATGCACAAAATCAATTTCGACCTCAATTTCTTTAGTCTCAGATATATCCATAATAATGGTCTGACGAGTTGCCACATCAGCATAATTGAAATCTGATTTAGACAAAGCATTAACATTCACAGCTGGCTCAAATTGAATAATGAGAGTACCATTGTGATAAGGTGATGCAACAACTTCAATACGAAAGATCATCTTACCTCTCCAATACTTAAAAAGTCTAGCAATATGACCAGCAGGAGAATTTTGAATTGCTTGTCTCGTTGGAGTGACCCCATAAGCAGAACACACTCTTGTCTGAATAGGATTAACGAGGGCAGCACAAATCAAAGTAGTATTAGGAGCAGCAAACTGGCCTACAGCACCAGCCCAAACTCCTTTAGTCAACCATTGCTCTCTCGAGATAATATTGCCAATTACTAACTCATCAGCACCTGTCCAACCCGTAACTCTAGGATCTATAGTTAACTCCTGATTAGGATCAAGAGAGAGCTTCTCAGAAGTATCCTGGCCAATAATATTGGCGAGATTACGATACAACCTAAGAGAACGTGGTACAGGAGTAACATTCATAGAAGGGTTAGAAAAACCAAAGAGCTTTGCAATAGTACTGACAGCGTCAGCGCCAATCTCTGTGGCCTTGGCAAAAGGACCTATAAAGGGAACATCAGTAAGACGTCCGGCAATATTAGCAATCGCCGTAGCAGGAGCCGAGATAACTCCCGCTTTTACATCTTCGACTTCAGACACACCTTTGGCAGTAACTGAATACTTCTTCTTTTTATAAGAAGTTTGTTCGAAAATACAATCACTAAATTCATCACCTAGAAAACTAGTTTGAATGAAATTAGTAGGAACCGCCAACTGTACATCAGTAGCCCATACATAAAATTTGATGGTTGCAGTTTCAGTAACATCAGCATTCATAGTACAAAGCTCATTCATTGGAAAGATTGAAATTTCTCCAAGAGTGATTCTGTCTAAAGATTCTACGTCAGTTCCATTAATAGGCAAAAAGGTTCGATGATAGATGAAAGGTAAATCAAGCTCAACAACATTATTATCAGCCGCATTTATAAACCCAGTAATTGGGTAAGTAGATAAATGCTGAACAACCGCCTCTTTAGAATTGGTTGCTCCCGACCCATAACAAGTAGTTGCAGCAGCTTGATAAGAAGTATTCGCCTGAGAACCAAATGGGATATAATTAATCATTAATTTCCCCCATTGGAAATTTGAACACGCAGGAACAGCTTTAACATGAAGATTACACCTAAGATAGGCATAATTTTGCAGTTTAGACTTAATAAAGGAGTCTGTTTGCCATGCTGTCCAAGGATCAAAGAAAACCTTAATCCCAGGAGCGTTCGAATCCCAAGTGTACTGATAGGCGAGAATGGGCCTCTCAATAGAAGCCCCTAAACTCGATTTCTCAGTATATCCATCATCAAACATCGCGATTTGGTTATCCACCTCAACACCGTATATTTCTTTACGCGACACAAAGTTAACGGTCTCCTCTTGTTGTTGAGGTTTAATATCCGACAAAATATCAACAATTTCATCGGTTTTGGTGCTCTCGGCACCGTTCTTAGAATTATCAGCAACGCGGTAAATTTCACGCTTTGGATCCTACGTCAGGGAACCCCGCCCAAAAGGACGTTTAAGCGCATACATCAAGGAATGTAGCCTATATATTTGTAACGGGCACACACTATCCCAATAGAGCTGAAAAACTCTCCCGTTCTTACTCTGCAGCTTTCCTAAACGTCTTCATTGATGATTTCGACGTTCGGATGATCACACAGAGCGGATGATTAGCAACAGCATCACATCTTAGCTGTTTGGAACCGCTAATAGCGGCCCG